CGGCCAAGCCCCTCAATGCGGGCGAGCATGTCATCGCCCAAAAGGAGTGCATTGCAACGAGTGGCGCGTTGCGCGTTGAGGAATGCAAAAAGAATGCATGCATTCCAGAACGTGTTCCGGAAGGTTGTGTCAGTGGCGCCAGTGGGGAGTTGGTTGTCAAGCTCCGCTTTGACTCCATGCTTCTTGCTGGCCACAACAAAATGGTTAGTCTTGCTGTGGAGGCGGATGAACCACTCAGGGCAACCTAAGCGGCGCATCAGCATTATCTCAAGAAGCATTACGTCAGAGCATTGCTTCATGTCATTGGCGCTAAAGTCGCACTCAATGAACTCCCCGGAGACGGTTGACACGAAAGGAGTGTAAACTTCAGGCGTCTTGCGATAAGCCGCCTTGAAGCGATAAGGACCCTGCATGCGCTCAAAACACGCATCCAGGCGCGTCATGAGTTCGCTAAAAATGGGTCCTGAAAGAGCGTTGTAGACGTCAGTCCCTTTGTATATCACACGGGGGGCCCAGTTTGGCTTGTGTTGGACTAGCAAAGCTTCTGTCTTGACAAAAATTTCTTTGCGAGAATAGTCCTTGATGGAGGAAGTCGGGAATTGCTCTACGGCAGCACGCATCCGATTTTGCTTCTCCATGCCAAACTTGGCAACCCAGGATTCAAAGCGAGAATCCGTCCATTCAAATGAAGGTAATTGCTCTGGGGCGAGCAAAGTGATTAACTCCAAGGACCGGGCTATGATCTGAGGAGTGGCGCGTTCCGCCGAGAAATAATTACACCGCTTCCGGAAAGCGGCAAGAAAATTATAATACCCGTTGTCCGGCACAACGGGGTGAAAACCCGCGAGCAGCGGCCCCCCAGTCACGACAGGAAGGGGGTCTGCATCGAAATGCTTTGGGAGTGCGAACCTAGCCTTAACTCGTGGCTTGAGAAGGGGGTCGGCACGGGCGTGCCATTCGCGGGCTTGGGTGAGAAAGCCGACCTGCGGCGGCAGCTTGACGACTTAGGCGGAG